CTTTTGTGATAAACTCAACAAATTATCTTGCTCTGCGGCGTGCAGGGCGTGCGGCTCTACGTTCAGTAGTAGCTGCTGGTTCGTTTGTATCATCGTTATGTTCACCTCTTCTACGTGACGGGCGAGCAGCTTCTTCCTCTTCATCTGGGTCCTCTGGAGCAGGGGTTTCTTCTTCAGCTTCTTCCGGCTGTTTTGGGTCTGGTTCATCAGATGGTTCTTCGGTTTCCGCTGGAGTATCTTTTGCATTTTCCAGTGCATCTTCAATTTCTTCAAGCAGGTCCTTGTTGGTCTTGCCACGAGTAACACGGATATTCAATTCGTTGTCTTCAATGTAACCACGAATGTCATCACGCAATTCTTGACCTTCATCGGTCTTGTCACCTAAGCCACGTTCATTTAACTTTTCCCAACGTTCCCACAAGCTATCCAATTCGTCACCTGTTTCTTCGTTGTTTTCGTCATCTTCGCCACCCTTGCGTTCTTTCTTGTCAAAACTGAAATGAGACTTATCATCAGCAGGAAGTTCCAACTTGATTTTTTCAATGGTGTCGGCAATTTCCTTCGATTCCATGACTGTCATTTCCATCTTGGCATCGTATTGTTTCAAGAATTCAATTGTAGCTTCCAAATGGAAACGAGTATAACGATACATGACTTCCGGCAAACGTGTGGTTTGTAACAATGATTCCAATTCTTCTGGAGCCAATTCATCCACGCCACTGATGGTATCAATATTGAATGTATAGTTTGTTTTACCGTTTTCTTCCTTACGAGTGATTTCTACAGGGAACGCCTTGTCGATAGAAGAAATAGGACAAGGATATTGACTGTTCTTTTCGAGCAACTTCTTCCAAATAGCAAGCTTACGGTCTTCCAATTCTTTATATTGAGCGAATGAAAGAGTCAACAACTGAATACCTTCAGTACGCTTCTTGTAGTCGAAAATATACATGCAACGCTGTGAGTTCCACTTCAAGCCACCTTCAAAGCCTGTACCCTTAATCTTTTTGATGAGCTTTTCATCGTCACCATACTTAGCTTCAGCCACTTGAATGTATGTATCAATCAAGTCAACAGAAATACCGGCGTATGAAGATTGACATACATTAACGAAGAATTGCTTGTCTTTCTTACCCTTGGATTTTGGATTGTCAATACGCAAAACCTGTGTCTTGATAGGGTATTCATAACCCTTACGGTCAAGTTTGTAACTTCCGTCAGGTTGTTGAGTTGGGGCGATTGGCAAAATACGTACTGGGTATGTGCCAACAGATTCAATACGGAAATGTTTGGTTCGCTGGAAGCTCTTGCTTTCCTCAGCGTTTTTCTGACATGCCTCTTCATAGGTTTCTTGATGGTTCGCGAAGAGATCGAACGGAGTTAATTTCTTTTCTTCCATGTTAAAATGAAATTATTTGTTGAGTTTTGAGAGGGGAAGATTCCACTGGTCGGTATAAGCTCCAGCCCAAAGTTCTTTTGCTTCTGGCATTTTGATTTTATCTTTCGATATAATCTCAATACCCCATTCAGTGCGTACATGATGAATGATACTCTCAATCACTTCATTCATCTCACTTGCTTTTTCATTTTTGAGGTTAAAGTATTCATACTTTTCACCTCCTGGAAGATTACAGACATGGATAGGAGCATAAATCTCTTCAAAATATCTGTATAGGGCATCTACTGGTGGGTGTGTAGGCAATTGGTCTGAAATTGACTTTAATACCACACCAAATAAATACTTCAATTGCGGCAGAGACTTGTTTTTAGTATCGTCCATTATCAATACGGTATAATCACCGTCTTGCAAATTGTCGATTGCTAAATTCAGCTCTTGGGTTGCAGCCTTATCATCTTGAACGATAAGACGAGACTGGCTGTATAACATGATTTTTGAATGAACCTTTGCAAAGATAGGACATATCAATTTAACTACCAAATAAAATTGAATATATTTTCTAAATTAATATGTAATCCATTGAATAACAGAATAATAAAATTGTATAATATATTATATTGATTTCTGTAACTTATGAGTAATGTCATTAAACCCATAAATCGGAACATCATTTATATCCACTTCTCTTGTCATAACTACTTCATATAAATGCTGATTGGTGTGTGGAGAATCAAGTCCTCCCAATGTTGGAATATATGGTCCTAACTTAATATAATTGAAATTTTGCAGTTCAATATCAGGAGATAATTCTTTTCTGCCGGAGTACCAACCGATATTTAAGGAAGAGTAATGTTTTTTAAGCCATTTGGCCATTACATTGATTTCAATAGGTTGGGCATCACCTCCCATAAAACATATAGCGGTGATTCCTGGGTTATCAGTGATTAATTGTTTTAAAACCTCCTTGGTTAAAATTGTGCCAATGTTTTCTCGTAGATAAGGAGAGTGGCACCCCTCGCATTGCAAGGGGCAACCACTTATATTTATGGCCAATGTGATTTCGTCAGGTAATTCACGAAATACAATTTGAGTATCAGTATATTTCATATTAATCAATTTGTTTAGAAGAATATACACGTTTGGTTGCTTCAACTTGTCGGTCAGCACCAAAAGCATTAATTGGACGTAAATATCCAATAACTCTAGTATATTGGGTGATTTGAGGACTGCCGCATTTTGGGCACTGGGTTATCGGAGCTTTGACAATATGACCGCAATCTTCACATTTGCTGTTTGGGATATTGTAGGTAAAATAATTGGTACCATTTTGAATAGCAAAATCAATCAAACGCAAATATTGCTGTTTTGACAAATGTTCTTCCAAATTACAATGCAAAGCAGAACCACCATCAGTATATTGATAGGTTTGTTGACCATGTAAGATAAACTTATCCAAAACCGATGTGTTATCATGAGCATTATAGAAGTAAGAATTGTACAAATTCTCATCTTCCGGCACCCAATAGCCATCTTCTTTGTCCCATTGATAATTCTTTCCCCCAAGACCTTCAGCTGGAACGACCTCGGAATTGAACAAAAATGGACGCTTTTTATCATGGATAGAATGAATCTTGTTTTGTTCTTTAATGGTACCAAGAATCAATTGCAAGAATTGAATGTATTCTTGATTATTGCCAACCTCCAACCCTAAGAATCTGGCAGCTTCATTCAGTCCATTGATACCAACTGTACTGTATAACTTGTTGATATAGATATAACCACCGTTGGAAGCAGCAAACATTTTCTTGTCTTCCAAATCATACAACATAGTTTTATAGGCAATGTGATATTTGTAAACACGTTCAAGAATTTCAATCAAATAATCTTTAATGAATGAAGTGTTTTCTTGCCAACCACCGTGAAAACCATAAGCCTTTGCACAGTCTTGGATGATACGATTAATATTCAACGAGATTACATTACAGCTACCAGTCATTACACCGGTCAATCCCGAAGTAGGGCTGAAAGTGTTTTCTGCTAATTCGTTTCTCAATCTGCAACATGAAGCCAAACTATCAGCACTATCACTGATATAGGTAAAGAAACTGTGTCCTTCTGCGTACATTTCAGCACACAATTCCTTGTATTCTTTGTCAATAATATCCTGCCCGTTATGAACCATTGCAAATGTTTCAACAGGGAAGGTCAACACTTGCTTCAGACGGATTTGGTTAAACCATTTCATGAACATTCTTTGCAAGGTGTCAATCGCCTTCCATTCTGGTTTGGTATTATCAGGATAATAAAATTCTCCAAACAAAGACTCGAAATAAGTCTTGTCATAATACGAAATGTTGGTAAAAGGTGACTGATAAGAACGATTACCTGCCGGTTGATTGATACCCCATACGAATTGTTTGAACGCTTTCATGATAGAGTCTTTGATTGTACGATATTGCAAGCAATGTGTACTTGAACTAGCACAATCCAATTTATCATACCACTTTTCGCCAAATTCCTTTATCACATAATAATTCAATGCGATAAAGTATTCACCAAACGCTACAGCACCTTTACACTGAGAGGATAAAAGGAAAGCAAGATTGGTAATCTGTCCACTGAATGATTGCAAGTCGTTTGGCGCACTAGGTGTAACGCCATCAATGTTACCAACCCCTTCAGTCATCAATGGGTACAAACTAACCGCCATACAATACTGTTTCAAAACAGGTGTTGACGCTTCATCGTGTGTATAAATGATATGATGATTCAAATCCTTTTCATACTGTTTTGCAACTTCTGGAAAGAGGATATTAAGTTCATCCTTCATGCGTTGACGTTGGATTCTACGGTTTGTAGTCTTGTACACTTCCCCTTCTAAGTTTGCCACGTTCTTCATAGTAACATTAGCATTGCTATCAGTTTCAGAAGCGGTAGCGGCATTGGTACCAGATGAACTATATTTGTCCATATAGTCAATACGTTCCTTAATCAAACGGCTTTCATATTGTTTTTCTCGATACAGAATGAAAGCTTTGGCAACATCAAAGTGACAACCCTTCATCAATTGTCGTTCAATAATATTTTGTACTTCTTCTACAGAAAATACGTCTGAACGGAACTGCAATTCTTCGCATACAAATTTGGCTATTTGTTCATCAGCCTCTTTGCCACAACTTTTGAACGCTTTGTTGATTGCGGCTTGAATTTTGTGTGAGTCAAACTCTACAATTTGACCATTTCTCTTTTGGATCAACATTTTTCTCATATTATTCAATTAAATTTCGTTTTTTGAATTCTTCGTATAAAGGAATAGCCAAACAGCTAGCGTCTGGGTGTGGCTTGCCGGTTGTTCCTGTTGCACGCAAATCAAAGAAGTGTTTCCAGTCTGATATAAATGCAGTATGAACCAAATCTGTGTTAGTATCTAGAGGAAGAATTGTTCTAGCTTGTTGAGCTTGCCAGCCACATTCAATTAGGCCCATATAACAATATTCAGCTGTTAAGTTAGCCATCAACCAATAATCAAGTGCCTCAAAATGCTTTGGGAAAATTGTTTTTCTACAGTTCCAATGGTCTGCCAATTCTTGATATTTAACTAGCAAGCCATAAAAACTCATATCTTTTCGTTCAAGTTCGTTTTGGTCAATCCAAGTGGGTAAATTGATGGTTATTTCTGAACCAAATTTATCTTTGGAATAATTACAATATCTGGTACTGCTTTCTGCGATTGAGTTAACACGATGACGGTTGTATTCACGAGAAATTGCTATTTGAGTGTGAAACAAAACACTGATACGTTTTTCGTGAAATTCTGTTGGCTCACAAAGAAGCTTTAAGTCATCTAACCATCCATTTTCAACCAATACTCTAAGATTTGTGGTTACATATTCAATTTCATTGACGATTGTATATTTTGAGTATGGTGCAAAAGAATAATGATTTAATGCCATTGAATGACTGTTTCTATAGGCACCAATAACATTTTTAAGATATACAGTTCCATGTTCCAACATGGCTCCATGCCCAGAGTTAATCATACGCTCTACAAATTTTTTTGCAGAACCTTCTGTAATTTTATCTTCACTTTTATAGCAAGTGCGACCAGCTATTTCGATATGTTTGTGCATACCGTCTATACCTGGCCCTTGTTCCAATATCTGAAACGAAGGTCGAATTATATTCATATCTTCTAAGTTAAACTGTTAATAATAGATTCAATTGCCCGAATGATATGGGCTTCATCAATTGTACTTTTAAACCATTCTGTATGTCCATTTTTATAAAATGGGTGTGGCACTCTAAGTTTTTCAAAACTGGATAACACGTAACGCTCACAAAAACCACAGCCTTCCCAAACTTTTATGATTTGGATGGTACGTTCTTTGGTTTGACTGTTGTAATAAAGCTTACTGATTCTAGTGCGCACATCGCCATTAGTAGCACCTATTTTATAAAGCCCTGTTTGAGTACACTTTAATAGATAGAGAGCTGTAACGACTTTTGTTGGACATGGTAACGGCTGAAAAAAGCGCGATACCTTGTGCATGAATTACTATATTAAAGATGGTTGAAATAGATCGTGGTCATCAATTGCGCTTCAAAATTAAGGTAAATATTTCACGTTTACAAGTAAATGAGAAAATAAAAAGAGCACATTGATAGTGCTCTTTATGTCAATATTACATTTTAGAAAGTCTTAAACGTATGTAGTACAACTCTTTAGATACATTTGTTTGAATAGAAACTGGAGGGCGTAATCCATATTTTTTATAATCTATTAAACATCTCCAGTATTTTGCTTTTCTAAAAAATGGGTCGTTAGATGCGTAACCGATAGCTTCTATAAGTTCTGAAGAGGGGGCACGGAGTTTTAATAGCTCCGTAACCTCCATCAACAGTTTGTATTCTACTGGTACTTCATGTTTCAATAAAAAGCCAATTCTAGTTTGGTCAAACGGCTTTAGACTGTGACCTTTTGGCCTTCCTAGCTTTCTTTTCCGTTTTTTCTTCTTGGGTTTCATGCTTTTTGTGTGACATTGCATTGACCCGTTGGCTTTGTATGTCATTGCTAATATTGATAATTCTCATTTTATATAATATAAGTAATAAGGAATCCGATATATTCTGAGCATCCACTATTGCATTTGTCAACCACACAATCACGTGAGCCACCTTCCATAACACAATGCCATGTACCATATTTGTTATGTGAATAACCAATTTTGTATTTAGGAGGATCAACTGTGTTAGGTAATGTAAAGATGGTACCACTATGATGTGTGTGAAGTTCACCTTGAATAGATACCACCGCACCAACCTGTCTAACATAAATTTTAGTCACAATGCCACAATTCTTAACATCCATAGCAATCCATCCGGTATCTTTTACAGCAGTGGCAACATCATCCTTATAAGCCGCACCAATTGCTTCACACAATGAACGTTTGCGTTCTGTCAATTTAGCAACATAAGTATTGTCACTTGCATCTGGCATTCCATCACTCACAATATCTGCAAACAACTGTGATTTTAATACGACATCTGACATACTGGAAGCGGTAGCAGCTCCAATGGCTTTACAAACAGCCTTTTGACCTGTTTCGCCGCCACCAGCTTGTGTGACGAAAACAGATATAGAGTCTGTCAGCTTCACATATCTTTCATCCGATTGTGTTTTTGAATACACATTTACTGAATTTGCCTTCTTTTCCAAAGCAGCATTGAATGTAGTTGTGCTAACCAATGTGCCCATCACTTCAACTCCATTCACATACAACTTACCAGCAATATAAGTGTCACTGGATATTCTCACATTACCAATTTTATTGATAATATAATAATCATAATTGGTGTTATCGGTAAACCCAAGTTGAGCCATTACTTCATCGCTCTTGTCTTTCCAACCCACATAACTCAACAATGTTTTATCGGTTTTTGCCAAAGTGGAATATTTAATCGTGAACGGTGATTCTAAAGCTGTTGCAATTGTAATAGCACCATTATATGTAGATGTTTTTAGTTCGCCATTGAAAGTGACAATAGCTTCATTTTTACCATTACCAATAACAGTGTTACGGAAATATGTTTTGCCGCCATTATATCCTAACATATTGATATTGATAGCACCTCTATCCAATGCAACGCCAGTATTATAGATATGGTTATCTTGAACCATAATATTTCCACCTTTTACAGATGGGAAATTACTAGATACTTTGATAGTAGTGCCCGAACCATCAATGGATAACAACAGCGTGTTTCCTTTGTAAAATTGAAATGCACCAGCCTCTGAAAGGACCATTTTAAGTGCAGATTTTCCTGTCAATGCTGATTGGATAGTCAAATTACCAGAGGTATCGTATATAGCACTCGCAATAGCTGTTCCTGTTTTCAAGTACATACCAGTTTTAGCGGTCATGCTTTTATTGGTAGTTAAATCACCTCCAACAACAACATTGTTCTTAACGGTTTGTGATGAATAAGGAGAATCAACCATCAACGCATATTTACCGAACAAAGCTTCTTTTAAACGTACAGTGGTGCCATCTTCAGCAATTGAAATCGCTTGTGGTGCGACTCCTGTCAAAGCATCATTGGTAGTTGGTACCGATGAAGCGATTGTACAGCCATAAATATTACGTCCAATTTTATCATTAGAATCCGCATAAGAAACCTTTTCTGTATGATTGCTTTCATAAACATACATAGGCCATTTTGTTGCCCCTGTTGTTCCAGCACAATATCGGATTTTCCCATTGATATAGACATAACCAGGACTAATAGTAGTGTCTGATACTTGACATCCACTAATAATGAAGTTCTCACATTCATTAAAAATACTAGCAAAAGCCAAAGCTAAGTCCTGTAAATTCAGAATGTCATCAATATACGTGTGGCGACCACCGGTTTGTGATGTAAATTCTTTCATTTTATATGTTAATTATAAATTATAGTGTATTTTTTACCTGCAATCTTATAGCGATTGACATAATAACTTATCATTGCAGACAATTCTTTTTCCGAAATAATCTGCGTATTCACTGAAGGGCATACAACAATAAAGCTAACATCGCTTGATACTAATTTTTCATCCCTCCAGTACATAGTAGGATTATTGGAAGACTGTTCACTGGCCGAATACAGAGTTAAATATGATATATTGGAATTCAGTTCCTCCCAATACAAAGGTACACCCGGTAATTCACCGTCTGAAATTAATATTCGGTCTGAAGGGTTCTGCAAATACTTGGAAAACCTTTTATTAAGAAAATTCTCAAAAAGAATTATTTGAGAAGTCATAGCTGCTTCCATGCGTTTGTTATTTGCCCACTGTTCCCACTTTATTGCTAAAGTTTGTAATGGGGTCAATAAAGCTTGAAGCAATAATACCAATTTGCGTCCCCCTAAATAATGGGGGAGCAATTGGTTCACCAATCGGTCAGTGTTTATATGATAACTTCTCATTCTTCACTTTCCAGTTTGATTGCAATAGCTTCACGGAATGTTGGGATTGTACTTTCTTCATTTTTTTTAGTACTTTCTTTTGCATAACCGCTTGCCGTATAACACTTACGTTCTATCTTGGTAAGAGGTCCTAAACCATCGTTGTCATCATATTGAGCAATAAAAATGCCTTGTTCTACTGTTGCATCAGGATCAACATACACATCAGTTACATGCTCAACACTCTGGATAGCATCTATTACCTTTTGGGCATATATCAAAGAATCGAATTTCATATTAACGATAAACTTTGTCAACGCTTCATCTATAGAATCATACAATTCTTCTTTGCTGATAGCACCATCATAATAAACAGTGACACGTGGTACCAACACATCACCTTTACGACTAACAACATTACATTTAACTCCAGCAAATTTGATTTGACTCAAATACGCACGAGCTGCAATTAGTTCTGCATCGGTCAGTCGAGTCAATGAGTCACCATTGCCAGTAGCCACTTTCAAAATCAGAATATTATCCTTAAAATCAGAATTGTAATACTCTTGATATGATACATGCGTAATCAAACGCTTGCTTTCATCTATAGTTGCATACTGGAAAGAGGTACCATCTTCACTGATTTGCAACTCATCGCCAGCTTGCCATTTCAACATTGCGTTTGCATAATATTCAGGTGTACCATTGATTCGACTATTGAAGACCTTCGCAATATCCGTGACAAACACATCCATCAATGTTTCAAAAGAATAGATAGCAGCCGATGTAACCCACGTAAACGCATTGATAATTGACATCTTGGAATTGTTGGTCAATTCTGTCAATTGCAAATACTTGTTACGTGTTTCGACAGATTCGTTATATATTTCAGTTAAAGTTCTAC